AAGTAAACTCTTTTTCTTAGATAGATCTAACATATCAAACACTTTTTTAAACTCTTCAAGAGATTGCAAAATTAATTCAAGATTTGCGTTTTCTTTTTCCGTTTCATCTTTAACTATAAGAGATTTATTAAGTTGCTTATTAAGCACTTCTATTTCTTCACCAAGCTTATTTATTTTTTTCATAATAAAGGTTGATGCAGATTCTGTAGCATTCCCTAATTGGTCTACTAAATTATCCATCATAGCAGTTTTATTCTTGATTTCCTTCTCTATTGATTTATAGTTAGATGTAACATCAGCTTTAGGTTTATTTTTATATTTTTTATTAAATTCTCTAAGTATATCTTCCTTAGTTGTACTTTTTATAGATGCTATAATTTCCTTCTCTATCTTTAATCCATTTGCGTTAGGATTAGCACATCTAGTTTTACCACTATGGCATTTTAAAGTACATGTATAATGATAACCTCTTACACCTTCTTTATTAGGCCTGTTATAAGTTATTCTCATGGAAGAACCACATTCAGAGCATTTTAGTAATCCACTCAATAAAGCTACTTTAGAAGTTCCAAGAAACTTTGTTTTTATTTGTATCAAGTAACTCTTGTACTCTTAACCATTTTTTAGATGGAATAACACCCTTATGGTTTGAGGTTGCTACTATCCATTCAGATTTATCATATTGCTTTCCTTTCACATTTCTCTTACCATATACTAAAAGTCCCTGACCTTTTGGTGTACCTACAGTAGTTATATTCTGCTTATTGAAGTATTCAAACACATCATCGTCGCTTATAACATAGGCTGGATTTCTAAGTATATCATCTATACTACGTTGCATTAGTTGTCCGCCATTCTTACCTTTAACATGGTTTGCTAGACAATATTTCTGTACCTTATGTAAAGACATTTCATCTAGGTACAAATCATATATGGATTTTACAAGTTCTAATTCCTCAGGAACTTGAGTTAATTTACTCATACTTTTTTCATTCATTTCTTCATCAAAGTACTTAACACGTTCTGAATTAAATCCAAGAGGAGTTTGTCCACCAAGCCAACGACCAGTTTTAGCTAGCTGGTACATATTATCTTTAATTCTTTCCGCAATAGTTTCTCTTTCTAATTGTGCAAAAACAGAAGATATATATACCATAGCTCTTCCCATTGGAGTACTAGTGTCAAACTGTTCCTTTATAGATACAAAATCTATGTTATTATTTTGAAGTAATTCTAAAGTAGAAGAAAAATCAGCTACATTACGAGAAATTCTATCAAGTCTATAGCAAATTAAACAATTAAACTTTTTATCTTTAGCATCTTTTAATAGTTGCTGAAATTTTGGTCTATTGGTATTGCTACCACTAAACCCTTCATCCTCATAAATTATAAAACTAACATCTTCATTATTTTTTAGAAGATAAGTATTTGCATAGTTTTTACATAATTCTATTTGATTTTCTATAGAATCTCCTGTTTCAGTCTGCTTAGATTTTCTACTATATATTGCTGCTATCATAAGCTCACCTCAATTATTAGTATGTTTATAGTTGTTGTATTATTACTTTGTTAATTCTCTCATATTTATACATGGTATTGTATTAGTAATATTTTCCTTAGTCGGTACTAGGATATTCTTTTCTTCATTGT